GGTGGTTCCGGTTTCGTTGGGCTTCTTCTTTACTAAGGACTGACGCATGAGTATCCAGAAACTCTCTACGACTACGGGTGCTGGTAGCACCGCTCCTTCTGCTGGTCGTTTCGCGCAAACGTCGGGCGGCACGATCACTACGTACACCAGTGGTGGTGTGACTTATCAGGTGCAGACTTTCACGTCGTCGGGCACGCTGACAGTGAACAGCAGCGGTTGTGTTGATGTGCTTGTTGTGGGCGGGGGTGGATCGGGCGGCAAGTTTGTGCAGAACACCAACGCGGGCTATGGACACGGTGGTGGTGGTGCTGGTGGAGTCATCGCAAACGATAGTGTCTTTCTTCCCGCTGGCTCTTATACAGTTACAGTTGGCGGTGGCGCTGCTAACTCAGTTGCTAAAGGCACTGATTCTTCAATTGGCTCAATTTTTGTTGCTGTTGGTGGCGGCACCGGAGGCGTTGCAATCTCCGCAGACTCTCAAAGCCTTGGAATGAATGGTGGTTCTGGCGGAGGTGGACGCAACACGGTAACTGCCAGGCAAGGTGGCGTAGGTGTAAGCGGTCAAGGATTTGCTGGTGGTAACGGATACGCCGGTGATGCCAATAACACTTTTGGAGGAGGCGGCGGCGGGGGCGCTGGTGCTGTTGGTGCAGTTGGCACCACTTCTGCCGGTGGTGCTGGTGGAGCAGGCGTTTCAAACTCATTGCAGACTGGTTCCGCGCAAACTTATGCTGGCGGTGGTGGCGGCGGTCGCACATCAGGATCGCCCGGCGCGGGTGGTTCAGGCGGCGGTGGCGCTGGCGGTTCAACTAACGGCACTAACGGAACTGCAAATACTGGCGGCGGTGGCGGTGGTGCTGGTAGCAATCTCAGCGATACAGCAGGTACTGGCGGGTCAGGTATTGTCGTCGTTCGCACGATCATTGCCGGTAGTGCAGCGGGTGTAGCAGCGAGCGGTGGTACGGAGACGACGTATACGGGTGACGGCACTAATGGTGTGTCTGGTCAGGCGTACCGGGTGCATACGTTCACGTCGTCTGGTTCGTTGTCGGTGGCTGCTCCGGGCTTCTGCGATGTGCTTGTCATCGGTGGTGGTGGTGCTGGATCGGGTGGCAACAACGTCAACGTAGCGGGCGGTGGTGGTGGAGCCGGAGGAGTTCTCTCTCAGACGAGTGTCTACATTTCGGCAGGAACGCAGACTGTTGTGGTGGGCGCTGGCGGTACGGGGCTTGCTGACACCGCAAGTGGATACAGCGGAACGACTAGCCGATTCGGGCCGTACTACGGCGTTGGTGGTGGTGGTGGTGCCTTCGCTTCGATCCTTGGAACTGCTGGTGGATCGAGCGGTGGTAGCGGCACGGGAGCGGGCGCAGGAGGGGCTGCTACTTCGGGCCAAGGGAATATCGGCGGCTCAGGGGCAAGTCCGGGCGCTGGCGGTGGCGGCGGTGCTGGCGCTGTTGGATCTAACGGCTCTAGTGGCGTAGGCGGTAATGGCGGCAACGGATTAGCAATACTCATCTCTGGCTCATCCGTCACTTACGGCGGTGGTGGCGCTGGTGGAGGAAACTCAGGTTCTCCTGTTGGTGGTTCTGGTGGTGGAGGAGCCTCTAGTGTCGCTGGCACCGCTAATACTGGTGGCGGCGGTGGAGGATCATTCAGTGGTTCTTCGGGTGCCGCTGGTGGTTCCGGCATCGTGATCATTCGATACGCAATCTAGAAAGGGAAACAAGCATGGCTAGCGAGAACGCTCACGCAGCGAAGATTGAGAACGGTGTCGTCACTCAGGTCATCGTCATTCCGTTCATGGATGATGATGATGCGAAGGTGACGGCGTACTGCAACAGCATCGGGCTGGATGGTGTTTGGGTGGATACCTCGTACATTGGGGCTCGCCGCTCAAAGTACGCCGGGATCGGTGACCTGTTTGATGGGGAGAACTTCATCTCCCCGGTGGTCGAGGAGCCCGCTGAGTAACACCGTGTTACTTGAGGGACAGTCATGGAACCTACGGAATGGGTCGGCCTCACCGTTGGCCTGATCGCTATCCTTAGCGGCATTCTTGCCGGGTTCTCATGGCTGACTCGGGCTATTGTTCGGGATGAGTTGACGAAGGCGACGAAACCTATCCAGCCGGGTTACCGGAATGGTGGGGAGTCGCTTGCGGATGTGGCTAATAATGTGAAGCGGATTATGGCCCGGTTGGAGTTGGAGGACGAGTGAACTGGCTTCTGTCGAGGGATGGTCGTAAGTGGGTGTACGGGGTCGCTCTGGTGGCGGTGCCGCTGCTTGTCCTGTATGGGGTGATCGAGGAAGATTCTGCTCCCCTGTGGATTGCCCTGATTGGTGCGGTGGTTGCGCCGTCGATGGCGTTGACGCATATGACGCCAATCCCTCAGGAGCCGGATGATCTGTCAACTGTTCCCCCGGAGATGCGCGATGACTCTGACAAGTGATTTTCAGCGTGCCCTGACCGCTGCTCTTGGTGACAAGGTGGTGTTTCAGAAGGATTGGAAGCGTCGCCGTAGGGGGCCTTGGCGGGGCTATACGGGGCGTCCTGACGCGCTGATGCTGCATCACACGGCGGCGGCGGCTACGGAGTCAACGGATCCTCGCGCTGAGGGCAATCAGAAGGGCGCGAACGATAACGTGATCCGGTATATCCAGTCGCATTACGAGGTGCCTGCCGCTAACTTCACGCTGGACCGTGACGGCACCGTGTACGTCCATTCGGTGTGGCCGGTGTGGCACGCCGGTAAGGGCTCGTTCAAGTTGAAGAAGCCGTGGTCCACGTTCAGCATCCCTGACGATATGGGAAATGATTACCTGCTGGGTGTGGAGATCATGTCGAAGGGCCGGAAGAAGGACTTCACGAAGGCGCAGAAGGAGTCTCTCGCTGCCCTTCAGGAGGCGTGCGGGGTGGCCGCGAGGTGGCCGGTTGACAAGAGGACCGCCACGGTCCGTCACCCGAGGCACAAGGATTGGACCGAGCGGAAGATCGACATCCTTTACACGAACGATGAAGTGAACGGTTGGATGGGGTAGCCTGTTCCCGTCAGTCACTACTGTCACGGGAGCAGCATGAGCCTGTCTGCGCGTATCGCTAGTTTCGAGCCCGCTGTGGTCGGCGGGAAGTGCCGGGTGTGTGAGACGATCAAGGGCCTGCCGGAGGATGAGCGGGCTGCCCTTCAGGGGGCGCTTGAGGATAAGCGGATTAGTAACTCTGCCCTGTCGAATATCCTGAAGGCTGAGGGGTATGAGATTGGTGAGTCGACTGTTCGCCGCCATCGTCGGGCTGAATGTAAGCGGATCCTGTGAGTATCAAGGGCAGGGTCACCGAGGAAGGTATCCAGCAGGCCGCTGAGATTGAGGACCTTCGTGGGGCCCTGTTGCGGGCTCAGCGGGATCTGTTGAAGGCTAAGGGCCGTTCGGAGCATTTGACCGAGGTCGTTATAGAGGCCGCTAGGGACGCTGTTTTGGCGCACCCTATCCAAGTACCATCTCCGGCTAAGGATGCGCGTAAGGGCCGTTCTGAGGCCGCTGTGTGGCATTTGACGGACTGGCAGGGCGCTAAGAAAACCACGTCGTATAACACGGATGTTATGCGGGAGCGTGTCCACAGGTTTGTGGATAAGGCTGAGAAGATAACGAACCTGCAACGGGCCAGCCACCCGGTGAAGGAGTGCCACATCCTTCTGGGTGGGGACATGATCGAGGGCCTGTTCAACTTCCCGACCCAGCCGTTTGAGATCGACGCCACCCTGTTTGAGCAGTTCGTCACCGTGTCTAACCTTCTAGTTGAGGTTACGGTTCGGGCCGCTGGGATCTACGAGAAAGTCACCGTCGTCGCCGAGTGGGGCAACCACGGCAGGCTCGGATCGAAGAGGGCCGCTGTCCCCCGCTCGGATAACGCTGACCGGATGACGTACGAACTGGCCCGCCAAATCATCTTGAGCAGCGGCGTCAAGAACGTGGTGTGGGAGGACTGCCCGGAGGATATTCAGCGGGTAGAGATCGGGAACTATCGGGCGCTCGTCATCCACGGGGACGAGATCGGCAGGAACGGGTACGCCTCCCCCACGACTATCGTGAATCATGTGAACCGCTGGCGGTCAGGGTCCTATCCTTGGCACTTCAGGGACACGTATATTGGGCACTATCACACTCACTATCAAATGTCGCTAGCAGATGGGGCGGGGGCT